GGAGTCGGTTCTGTTAGCTGATGCGAGCTTTATCGTTTTCGGTGGCTCAAGAGGCGGTGGGAAGGCTCAGGATAAGGACTCTAAGGTAAAAACTACTAATGGTTATGTTAAGATTGGGGATTTAGAAGTTGGCTCAGAAGTGATAGATCCAGTTGGTGACACTCAATTTGTATTTCAAATACATGAGAAAGGCATTCTAGATATATACACACTAACTACTGCTAGTGGAAAATCAACAAAAGCATCTACCGACCATTTATGGGATGTTTTTATAAATGAGAAAGAGCGAAAGGTTTTAACTACAACTGAAATAGCTTATGCTTTAGATAATGGTTATGAAATATACACTCCTATGCATAAAGAGAGTGGTTGTGATTTACAGATGGAGCAAGTTTTAGGCTGCAGATATACAGGTGTTGCGGATTGTAGATGTATATCATTAACTGGTGAGGATGGATTATATGTGACTGACAATGGAATAGTTACGCATAACTCATTTGCTATCATGTTAGATATATTATACGATGTGCGTAATCCTAAATTCACAGCCAATGTGTTTCGTAAAAACCTTAAGGATTTAACTAAAGGCGGTGGGCTTTTTGATAAGGCGAAATTAATTTACCCTGCGCTTGGTGGCGAAGAAAAAAGGTCAGCATTACAATTTGTATTCCCATCAGGAGCTACAGTTACGTTTGACCACTTGGAGAATGAAAGTGATTCTGTGATCGAATCCAGATTTAAGGGGCTTGAGATTCCAGCCATCTATATTGATGAGATTGACCAAGTTAAATTCAATACAGTTTTAAAACTTATTCAGTCGAACCGTAACTCATTAGGAATAAGAAATAGGCTTCATGGTAGCTGTAACCCCAACGTAGACAGTTGGTTACGAAAATGGATTGATTGGTATATTAATGATGATGGATATATAGATCCAGAGAGGGACAGTAAGGTTCGTTATTTTTACGTTTACGGCAGTACGGTAGATGATGTTTATTGGGGAAATACAAAAGAGGAGGTTTACCAGCAAGCTAAGACATTTATAGATATGGCTTGGAAACCTGAATTTGCCGACAAGTACGGGATGTCTAGATATGATATGATAAAAAGCTTCGTTTTCATAAAAGGTGATTTGGCAGAAAATGCAAAACTTATCGAATCCGACTCAAGTTATGTTGCAAATATCGCAATGGGTGGGAAAGCTGAGATTGCTCGAAATTTCTCTGGAAACTGGAACGTTAAGGACGATGGAGAAGAAATGATTCCAAGGTCAGTAATGGAAGCTATGTTTGACAACTCAGAACAAAGGAGTGGTAGATTTAGGCTTGCTATTGACGTTGCTTTACTCGGTGACGATTCTTGCGTTTTTATAATAATGGACGGATTGCACATTGTAGATATAGAAATCAGACCATTCTTAAGACCTGACGATTTAAAGGCATTAGTGAGAAGATTGGTCGATAAATATAATATCAGAGAAGAGGATATATATTACGATGCAGTGGGTAATGGACAGGTTCTTGCTGATTTTAAAAGAGCATATGCAGTTCAACCAAATGCAAGACCACTTAATAATGATGAGAGTTTCGATAAGTTGAAGTCTCAAATTATGTGGCAATTAGGATCGTTACTACTTGACACTAAATTAAGTATAGACGAGCCATTATCATACAAGAGATTTGATTACGGTAAGAAAGGTAAAATGACCGTAAGAGAAATACTTCAGCATGAAAGACGAGCCTTAAAGATAGACGAAAGTGATGGTAAGACTAAGATGCTTGGCAAGAAAGGGATGAAGCTTATCTTAGGTCATTCACCTGACTTTCTTGAAGCACTAGTTTATGCTATTATACACACATTAGAAAAGAAAAAAGGAAAGTCTAAGAAGAAGGGAATTTATAACCTATAATAATATAGCAGATGGAAGTAAAAGTTTATTTAAATGCAAACGGAAGCCTTGTAATCGACATGGATGGGGTTTCAAGAACAATATCTATATCTAATGGATGTTATGGAGTTTAGAATAGTAATAGCGGTAAATTCAGTGTGACTAACGGTATATTACAAGAGACAAGTATATCTAAAATAAAAAGAGAAAACGATACTCTTTATGGCACTCTTGAAGATTTAAAGTTGGAGATTGACTCTTTTTTCGTTAAGCCCTCTATAGAAGGGGGCGATATAAATGTGGCTAACAGAGTGATTCCTAAAAGTGATGGGTTAGGTAATCTTAATGGGTCTAACATATCTCAAGATGAAGATGGAAAAATAAGAGTGTCAACTGTTATAGTAGCCGAGGCAGGAGTGGATTCAATACCAGCGACATATATACTTGGAGATGGGCTTGGATTATCTGGCAGTGGCCCTCAGCAGATCAATACATCAAACATAACTGGTTCTAAATATCAAATACCATATCAGGAGATTGATAAAAGCGGCTGCAGCAATACGTTTGAGGTTTGTGCTGAAGCGGAAGAAAGGCAAGTATTTCAAGGTATCTCTGATACGGTATTATCATCAGGTGGAGTCGTTAGTGTTCAGTTTTTAGATAACTTCATAATGAATGCGTTATACGTTAAGACTAACGGAACGGTTAGGAATTTTAGATTTCAAGCTAAATCACTAACAACCAATAAGATAATAGAGAGTTATCCAGATAAATTCAAATACGCTGATGATATAGGAGTTGATCTTATTGGGGCTGGCTTACATAAGATAGATTTCTATTTTGAAGGCACTTCCACTCCACAAAGATACATTAAGGATCAGGTGATTGAATTTACTAATAAATGGGAAAATGACGGCGGTGATCTATTGGGCAACAGCTCATTAGAGTTGTACGTTGAATATGACAGGCAGGTGTTTTCATTTGACAACCTAGCTAAAGAGAGTTATGTTGATGATAAATTAGATATAGCTTGGGCTGCTGGTTACTTCGGGTATGAAGAAACGATATGTACTAATCAGTCGCAATGGTATAAAGTTGACGCTACTTTTACGCCTGAACTTGAAAAGAATTTCACATTTGATTTAATTAATAATAGATGGGTTTACAATAACGGAGGTGAAGGGTTAAGTATATTTGCAACATTCACTGGTCATCACGATGATGTAAATACTAGGAAGTTAGAGTGGCAATTTAGAATTAATGGGGACGAGGCTAATAATCCATATCCTAACAAGAAAGCTACTATTGAGCCAAACGACACAATGAGTATATCAATGATGATGCCTTACTATAATTTCACTAATGGTGACTATGTAGAATTATTTTGTAGAGTTACAGATTCGCCTTACGACAATATCAGAACATCTAACTGTAGTTTTCTTATAAGATAATCACAAGGGAGACTACTTTGCTAGTCTCCCATATTTTCATTATATTACAGCTTATGAGTCAAGTCAATAAATTATTAGTTAAAAAGCCTTTCGTTAGGCAAGCAGCTCCCGAGGCGAAAAAGGAGCAAAAGAAATCGGTAATAGGAAGCGTAGCCTACAGTGAAGTATTAGCTCCAGAGACTCGTTATATCGAGATGACTCAAGCTGAATTTGCTGCTGAATATGACGTTAGAGGACATAAAATATACAATACATCGATATATCCTGATAAAGTAGTTAGTGACGAGGAAGGGAATTTCGTAAGAAAGGAACTAGTATCTAGAGTTGGATTGTCATTACAGAAGATGATTTCGCTCAAACAAGCAGTTCATCTTATCGGTAATGCTCCAAAACTTACGGCAACTAAAAAGTCGGATGGTGACTTATTTATCGATTACAAGGAATATCGCAAATCTAAAGGTGTTCATCAAGCAATGTACTTAGGGATTAAATCCGCTCTAAATACAGGTGATGGTGCAGTATATTTCTTCAAGGATAAGAAAGGTAGATTGAAGTGGAATGTATGGTCTTATGAAAATGGAGATTCACTTATTCCAACCTATCACAAAGATGGCTCAACTCTCGAGTATTTTGTTCGCAGATACAAGTCAACCTACGAAGATGTGACTGTAGATACTATTGACGTTATCTCAGAAAGAAAGGTTGAAACTTACGCTCAGTTATCAGATGAGAAGAAGAGTGGATTCGCTAGGACTTTAGAGTATCTAGGATTAAAGGACGAAAGATGGACTCTCATTGACTCTGCTGCTCATGGATTCACACAAGTTCCTGTAGCATATCAGCGCAACGCAGATGTAGCATGGGGGGATGGGCAGGAGTTGATTGAGACACTTGAAAGAACCTTATCTGACCTTCGAGAATCTGATGCTTATTTCGCACTTGGAATATTATCTCTTACTGGTGATATTGAAGTTTTACCTGCAAAGGGAACTCAAGGAAAAGTTATCTTAGGTGAAGAGAATTCAGAGGCTAAGTTACTGGAACAGAACGATGTAAGTCCAGGATTTAAGTATGAGATTGAGACATACTTTGATCAATTATTTGATATCACTGGAACTGTTATTATTAGAAACGCAGATCTTAAAGGTGGTGATATTACAGGTGCAGCGATTAGAAATTACTACAATCCTGCAATCCAATATGCGTTAGATAAAGCTCCTAATTATCATAGCTTCCTGAATCAAATCGAATCGATTACAATGGAAGGTATGGGGATGGAGCAAGGTAGAAGTACTGACATGAAGAAGTTGGATGTTATCTCTGAGATTGATGTATATGTTCCTGCAAATACAATGGAAGTAGCTCAGAAGATTGCACTATTGACGCAAGCTAGTGTATTATCCAAAGAGACTGCTGCGGAAATAAATGAATATGCGACTCCCGAAGAAGTGGAGCGATTAACCAAACAAATAGAAGATGAAGAGACAAGAAGTGCTAAAAATGTACAAACTCAAATCCCTGCCGTCTAAGGTAGATGAATATCCAGAGGGTGTTGAGTGTATTGCTAAAGTAGAGCGAGAGTTCGGGAAAGATGATTTCGCTATCTATAAAAATGGTAGATGTGTAAAGGATAAAGGATTCAGATATCGTATCCGAAAAGTGTTGCAGTTTTATTATGACGCTCCAGTCGTAGAGAAAACAGCCGAGAGTAAATTAGAGGAGTTGCAGAAAATGGCTGCAGAAGCTCAAAGGCAGAAGGATATTGAAGAGATCTGGGATGAAGCTCACTTGGAATTGGAGCGCAGAAGCTTTGTTCGACCAACTGAAAGGAAAGCGATGCAAGATTTAATCAAAGAAAAAGGATGGTATGACGGAAACCCATATATCCTTAAAAATGAAGTTCTTAACTCGATTTTAGACGAGAAACTTTAATTAGAATGAATATAAATAATCCCTCGTAATGAAAGTTGCGGGGGATTTATTTGTTCACGTGATTTATGTGTTGTATGTTTGTAGTGTGAAAGATGTAACGTTGAATGTGTGAATAGTGTGCTTTACAAATACGCAGAAATGTTGAAACGAGAATATAAACTTTAAAATTTAAGAGCGATGGCAAATTGGAAAGAAATACTACAAGAAGAATTTAATGTGCGTGGGGATGATTTTACAAAGATGCAAACTACGCTAACAGATGCAGAACTCATAGAAGAGTTTAATGATGGCTACGGTGGGAGCAAGG